CTATAATTCAATATTTTCCATAACTGCTCTAGCTTCTAAAACTGCAGTATAATTTTTCATAGCTTTTAATTGTAAATCATACGTGCTTCTAGGACATGTTGGTTCAAAAGATAAACAACCTTTATCCCAGTTTTCAATCATTCTATTTAAGCCGTTGTATCTAATAATAAGTTGTTCATATTCGGCCTTAAATCTCTCTTTGTAATCATTACTAATCATACCAATAGCTGTTTGGGGTAATGCATTTGCATCATATTCTCTATACGATTCATCAAATGGCTTTTTAGGAGACCAACTTTCATAATCATTAGAATATTTAACTAAATATCCTTCATCATTAGGATCTTCATCTTTTGGAATAGTCCATCCTCGATATTTGTTATAATCTCCTCTTGTCATTGGCTTTGCTTCAATTAATTTAACTCCAACATATTGTTTCATTGTTATTCTCCTTCCACTTTGATACATCTATTTTCAATTTTCTTATAAGCATCTAAATAAAGTTCTTTCTTATCTCCGTTGTACGTACATTCGTAGTACATTCCATCTGGAAGAGATGTTGATGCTAAAGCTTTACTATTTTGCAATGTTTTGCAACTCCAAACAGCATAAACATCAAAATCAACTTTTCCATCCGTTTTATCAAGATGCTCTTCTGTGTATTCTCTAACTGTTTTTTTACATAAATCTAAAAATTCATCTGAACCCATTCGTTTTATCCTCCTAATATAAAAGAGAGCTATTCGCTCTCTTCAACTATTCATTTTTATTTATACTTGGCATTTCATCAGTAAATGTTTCAAGAAATCTAGTCACTTTTTCATTAACCCCTTTAAACATTGGAAGTCCAATTAATGCCCAATTTTTTAGAATGCTTAACAATTCAAAAACAATAAATAATAAAGCAAACACATCACTAATTCCAATTGTGGTGATACCGATTGCTTTAAAGATATCTAGTATTTGTGATGGCAACCACGCAATCAAATCTAAATGAATTAGAAAATCAAGTACAACTAAAAAAAGCAAACATGCAATCATGCTTACTTTTCTAATCATTCCATCAATTCCAATTGTAGAGTTTGTCTTTTTCTCTTTGAATGATCTCATTACACCTAAGAATAAATCAAAAATAATGACAAAAGCAACAAGCGCCAACATTCTATGTGCTTGTAAATAATTAAACAACATTTCCATTTTTTCCATTTTCCTCACCTTCTAAACTTCTAACATAAATTCAATTGACATTAATTCTCTAGGAGTCAACTCAGCTTTATTGATATCTTCTACAGTTACTTTTCTAATATCAATGTTGATATCTTCATCTTGAAGTTTTTCAATTTCTTGTAAAGCTTCTTGCAACTTGTCTTCTGGAATGTCATATTGACGTGTTGCTTCATCAATGATAGCTTTTCCGTCTTTATCCTTATTTGCAGCTTCTTCTAATACTTTCGTACGTGCATCATCATAAGGCTTTAATTCATCATCCAATAATTTAATATTTTTTCCTACACGATATGCTACTACACTAGACATACCAGCCGTATTATTTAACTTTATCAATACATTTCTACTGTTTAAAATATCTTTAATTTTCATATACACTTTTCACTCCTAATTTGTTTTAATATATTTCAGTATCGCATACCCTGTCACATCAGCAAAATCATTTGATTGACCGACCTGTAATATTAAATTTGTTTTAGTCACTTGAACAGAGATACCATCATGATCGTTATCTTTATGTGCACGTGGCATCATATGATTTGTTCCATCATTAAACATTACAAACAAGTCGCAACTCAATATCCTGTGCAAGTTTGATATGTTATGTGCTACGTATTTATCTTTCGTAAATCCACTCACATATACTACCTTGCAATATATTTTCTTACCGTCAATCCAGTACTCCCCTGTCCACTGCTCATCAGTAGAATACTTAAAATATACATCTTTTTGTTTTACATAAACTTTTCCTAGAATATCGTTTTTCAATTTTAAAAAGTTCATTCATTTCAATATTTACTATTTATACATCAACGTAATAAACCGTAGCAGAAACAGAAGCATTATTAATACCTCCAAACCCATATATATTACTTCCTAAATGCATATATTGTAAGAATGTAATATAGTACTCGCCATCAATGATCCATGGAATAGTTGGATATGAGCAATCGATAGAAATAATTTTCGAACTTGTAGATTTCAATCCAGTTTTTAATGTTGCTCCTGAACCACTGTTTCCTGAAATTTGTATAGATTTCAATTCTATACTTTTTCCGTTTGCATTAACTACATCTTTTGCTCGTATTTTGTTTCCCCATAATTCAACATAGTTCATATACATGCTAAATTAATTAGTCTGTTGTTTTGGTATATCTCAATGTAATATATCCATAAAAACCACTCCACCCACTACTAGTTTGAGCATATAAAACACTGTTTCCAATTCGTATCAAACTTATATACTCACTGTTTTCCTTTGAATTAAATGCCCATTTATGATTACCCGCTATCCAAAACGAATGATTAAAATCAATAGCACTAAAATCACCAATATTTTGAATATTATGAGGGATAGTGATTGTTCCTGAATCACCTGAAGTACCTATTTTTTGATATATAGTTTTAGTATAGATTTTCTTACCGTCAATCCAGTACTCCCCTGTCCACTGCTCATCAGTAGAATACTTAAAATATACATCTTTTTTCTTGATATATATTTTCCCTAAAATGCTATTTTTTAATTTTAGAAAATACATATCAACCACCACCAAAACAACGTGTGCGACTAATTAAATTAGGCACACCTTCTTTCGTTGAGGAAATGCAATATCTAATAGTAAATATCGCACCCCCCCCCGAAGATTTTAATAAATTCTTGCATAAGCTATTTCCTCCTTAATCATCATCATAATTTTTAGTCAACCCAAACATATATACTTGTTTGTTATTTATCTTAAATGTATACGCCTTTGCAATAACTTCTAAAGAATTCGAAGCGGATATTTTTAAAGAAGGTCCTGAATTATCAACTTCTATAGCTCCAACAGAATTGGTTGAAGCGTTATAAAAATTCAAAAGTCCTCCGGAAATATTTATGCCTCTTTCTAAAGATGTGTTATTTGTATCTCCATAAGCCTGATATCCAATATCAATCATTCCAGCATACAATTTTGTTCTATATTGCATACTATCTGCCTTATTATACTGAACCGAACTTAAAGATGCGTCAGACGTCAATGACATCTCATTCCAAACTGACATTCCTCTGTCACTTGAAGAGATTTTAGTATCTTCAATTTTCCATCCACCAATGGTTCCACTTGTGGCAGTTAAGATACCTCCGGAAGTTACTGAAAATGTATCATTAATCGATATTGAGCCTGCAGTAATTGCGCCTAGGTTTGCCGATATAGCACTTAGCGAATCTACTTTTAAATTTTCAACAGAAATATAATGAACAACCCATTTTGAACCGTCCCATCTTTTGATTGGATTGCCTGACGCAGTTTGCCACAACTGCCCTGTTACAGGATTAGACGGAGCTGTTGGGGAAACAGTAATAGCATCATTACCATCTTCCCCGTCATTTACTCTAATTAATGTAATAGAGCCTCTAGCTTTTACAGACATAATTTATCCTTCTAATTGGACGGTATAGTTACATCTTGAATCTACGTCTCCGGCTTGAACTGTTAAAGTTGATCCAGAAGCTGTAGAAGTAGTAGCACCATCTTTATACCATTTGATTGTTCCTAAAGCAGTTAATGCTGAACCAGTTACTTCTGCACCTCCTTGGTAAACTCGGGCTGTTAATGTTGTAGCAATATCAGTATTTTTAAAGATTGTCCCATTCGATGATGAAATTACAATTACTAAAGCATCTTTTCCATTAGATCCATTTACTCCTTGTCTTGAAACAGAATAAGATGTTGTAGACTTCCCGTCACTGTAAGTTACCACTGTCTTTGTCCATAGATATGATCCTTGAGCAACATTTGGGATTGTTGAAGACCATGTACCGCTAGGAGTTGTAGTTCCACTGGTACTTGCTTGATATGTTACCTCTGTTTTAGAAACCGTAACAGATGAACCATTTTTAGCGTTATATGAAACAGAATAAGATGTTGTAGACTTCCCGTCACTGTAAGTTACCACTGTCTTTGTCCATAAATAAGCCCCTTGTCCTACTGTTGGAACTGTAGATGACCATGCACTTGTAGGTGCAGTTGTACCACTTGCACCAACTTGATAAGTGACTTCAGTCGATTTAATTGTAACTGATGTCCCGTTGCTTCCTCTAAATGCAATAGACCAACTAAATGTTTTATTAATTGTAATTTCCCCGATTTTTACAGGAATGATAACACTTCCACTTTTAGTTAAAGCGGATGTTGCTGTAATAGTTAAAGTAGGTACAGGTGTTTTCCCGTCGCTGACAATTGATAAACCTGTAGGACAAGTCACATCCCCAACTTCACAATTTACAACATTTTCTCCTTGTAAAGTTTGAACTTGGCAAGTTGCTGTTTGTGTTCCATCAACAGCCGATGTAGTTCCTAAAAAAGTATGATTCTCATTCGTTAATACAACGGTAAAACCATCTGTTAAATCTATCAAATCAATTTGTGCACTTGCTTTAATTGCCATTTTATAATCTCCTTTTATCAATAATCAAAATCACAAGTAAATGTACTTTTAATGTATACATCCCTTGTTGTTATAGTCAAAATAAAGCCATTATCACTAATGCGTTCATCTGTTGATAACAGCTCTTTAAATTCATCTTCATTCATTCTTTTTACTTTCCAAATGATCCTTGCATTTTTACCAAAAATATTATACATATCATTTGAATTTTCAATTCTTTTATCTCCAACGATAATTGACACGGTAAAAGTTGTAGAGATATCGCTGTTTTTAAATGATGTCCCGTTTGAACTGCTGACATGTAATACAATTGCGTCTTTACCATCTCTTAAATTGATACAGGTAACCTCACAAGTTGCTTTTACACTATTATTGATATAGCCGTCAAAATAGTATGTCTTCTTATCTATAAAATCCGATGATTTGACTAGTAATTCCTTTTCTTTTGAAAGTATCTCTCCATCTTGTGCATACCATATAATTTCAAATTTTGAAGTGATATCAACTCCATTGTTCTTAATCAAAGCTGTTAGAATCGTTTGATCATCATCGTTTTTAAATAAGATACCATTGTTAGAAATAATATTTGCATCATAAATTTTATTTTGTGCTATTAGATCCTTCATCTCGTTTAACAATGAAGAATTAACTTGAGATTCAAGTTCCTCAAAATTATCAAATGTCGTTTTACAATTATCTTTATTTACAAAAGAAATTTGTTGCTCAGTAATACGGGCCTTTAAATACAAAGTTGGTTTGTATTCACTGTCTTCAATAACAAATGTATCCCCTATATCAGCATCAATATAGCCATCAACTGTATACGATACCTGAGGTATGCAGTTCTTTTTTAATTGTGCAAGAGCTTGGCCATATAATGTGTTTACATTATCCGTATCATAAGTCCATACTTTGCAAATATAACGACCGTTTATATCAGCCATCAATGTTGAAGGGAATCTGTCTCTTGCTTGAGGAGCTAGAATTTCAATAGTTCCTTTAGGGCTAGAATATTCTAAATTTCCATTTGCGTCAAATTCGCTTTTATCAAGATCCGCTAAAGTCAAATCATTATTGCCTGTTGGTCTAATAGCAGTGTATAACTCAGTAATATCACTTTTTTTCAATATTCCTTTTATATCATTTCCATATTTGATAGTACCTTGTTTTGTTTTATCGGAGCCAATCCCTTGATGATTGTCATCATGTTCTCTATAGACATTCATGACTATTCTTTTAAGTGAATAATCCTTATCCAATTCGGTTACAAATTCAAGCTCAGTATCAAATACATTTGCTAGAGAAAACAGTCTGGCAAGAATAGTATCCGTACCTTCCCATTCGTTTGTTATACGTTTGTCACTGACTTCATTTATTCCTATTTCAAAAGGCTTTTCAAAGTTGAATGCTGTAATATACTGCTCAAACGACATTGCACCAGACGCCTTATACGAACCTGTTTCTTCATTTGTTAATTCAAGAGATAAACCATATGCAGTAACTGTTGTATATATCTCATCTCTATCAACATCGACAATATTTAAATAATATCCTTTATCTTTATATAAAAACGATATTTTGTTTCCTACTGTCAAAAATTGAGCATCCTCATGATCAGTAAATGTTTTGAATGAATAAGTATATGCTGCACCTTTTAAATAAGTGTGTAACTCATCATCCCAATAGTGCATTGCTTTTTCAATTGAATTATCAAGAAAAGCGCATACTTCATCATATGCGCTCAAAACTGCAATTCTAATATATTCCATTTTCTACAACCACGCCTCTCTTATTCTTACTTTTACTGTCGGCTGAGTCTTAGTCCACTCACTCACATGAAATTTTATTTTTGTTTCTCCTGGAGGAATCTTGAAATAATTTGTTCCAAGAATTTCTTCCTCCTGTTTTTGCATTCCGTTAACAAAGAAGTGCGATGTATCACCTTCAATTGTTATGACTGAGCCTTCAGCAAATCTATTAGGAACATCTTTCCATTTTTCAACATGCATTTTTTGAAATCTAAACGTATCAAAACCATAGTAATGCAATCTAGCGTGATTATCATATTCTTTGATACCTATTTGAACCTTTGTGCATTTCATGTCTTTAACTTCAGGAACCGTAAATTTGTAATAACTTCCCCAATAAAAGAAAGTTAGCAAATCTCCTTCTTTTCTTAAATCGCAATGTCCCCAATCACTATACCAAGGATTTTGAGAATGCAAATATGACGTTGTGTAATACCAAGTTCTTAGCACTTTCCAAGGCATTTTTGGGTCTTTTCCATTTGTATCTTGATAAGCAACGAGTTGATAACAGCCTGTATTTCCTGATTTATCTGTTTTAAACCAGTTACACCCTGCTATGAGATTGTTATCTTCCGTTAGAAAAGCGATAGACATTTCTCCAGTTTGTCCCATTGCACCAGCATAAAAAATCAAATGGAAATACGAATACCAATTCTTGCACCCTTTTTCTCCATTTGAATCTAAAGGAAATTCAAAAGTTCTAAGCCCACCACCAGCGGTGTTATATGGTCTGCCTGGATTATTAAGAACGAGATAATCCTTGGTAAAAGTTCCATAATCCCCGTTTGTAGAAATTCTTCTAACACCTAGGGCGCCATTTGAACCGTATTTAGGATGCATTACATCATGCCCTCCTACATCATCAGGAGCACCGATTATATCACTTAAATTTGCTAAAGTTTCATTTTGCCCATAGTCTTCTCCGTCAGCTTCTTCTATTTTTCCAAACTCCATAACACCATGTTCAGATACAATTCCTAAATATCCTGTTTCGGCATTGTTGGTTACTTCATAATCAATAGTAGCTGATTCAGTTCCATTGTTTTGAACGTTGACAACCAATTCATCATCTTCAATAACACCTTCAAACTCTTTTAAAACAGTTGAATATTTGCAAGGATCAGCGCAATAGATTTCAAACTCACCGATAACGCTATTTTTCCCGGGTTCGATGTCTGTATTTCCTTCTTTTGTTCCAATAAAATATTTATCAGGTTCATCGTTGAAAATGATTTTAACTTGTTCTGCACTTAAAATTTGATTCATTCTATTGAATGCTTCTCTAAATTTTCTATCAGTATCACATATCAATTGAAATTTTACTATGATTGTACGAGATGGATATGTCTTATATTGATATTTAGAACCACTAATTCCATCAACAGAGGAACTTTTAATAGAAGCGGACAATAATTCACGTCCGCTCACATTTAATGTTCTATACCCTTCTATTTCGTTTTCAAGATAAACTCCGTTATATGACATTGCTTCAGCTGGCAGAAACGTTTCTACAATATCATCTACATCTATGAATTTATAAGACATCAGTTTTCACCTCTCAATTTTTTTAGAAATTTTTCATCTTTTTTAGCATTTTCCTGATCGTACTTGTAAGTTTCTTTACTTAACGTTTTTCCATCCATTTCATTTGTAATTGTGAAATAGTATTCATTCTTGCTGTTATCTCCGCCGTTAGAATTAATATAGTCGTCATTGTAATCAACGTAATGTTCTACGCTTGCAACTCCCATATCTCCAGCAAAGGAATATTGCATTCCTAAGTTGCTGATATCACCGACATAAGATTGAACTGTATCAAACATTTTTTGTGCTTGATTTCCAATCAAACGAGTATAACCACCGATACCTTTAGCAACACCGGTATCAAGCATTCTACCTACCCATTTACCCCAACGAGAAGGCGAATGGATACCAAAGAATCCTAACACTTTATCTTTGAATGAGCCTAGAGCTTTTTTAGCTGCGTCCCATAATTGACCTGCGGCACTTGAAATTCCTTTTGCGATTCCTTTGATGACATTAACACCAACTTCCAACCAGTTTGTATCTTTAAATGTTGAGATAATCTTTTTAGCAACTTTGGCTACACCTGAAACAACATGAGGTATCGCTGAAATCAATCCTGAAGCTAATTTTAAGATGATTTGAACACCTGCGGTCATAATTTGAGGGAGATTTGTAATGATTGCATTTAAAATCGCTCCTATCAACTCAACTGTAGCATTGATTATTTGTGGTAAATTATTGATTAAACCATCAACTAATGTATTGATGATTTCTACCGCACCATTAAGGATCGTTGGAAGATTTCCACTAATTGTATCGATTAACGTTGTGATAATTTGAATTGCTCCTACGACTATTTGTGGTAGCATTTGAACGATACCAGTTGCAATATTTTGAAGTATTTGAACTCCCATTTGTATCATTGTAGGCAGTTTGGTTTGAATTGCTGTTGTAATATTGGTAATCATGGTTTGAATTCCTACCAATATTAAAGGCATGTTATTTAGGATACCTTGTGTAATTGAAGTAAGCACCTGTAGTCCCATTCCTAATAACTGTGGAACTGCATTTAATATTGCGCCACCTAAAGTACCAACAATTAGCAATGCGCTTTTAACAATTGATTGAGAGTTAGCTGATATTCCTTGAATAATTGAATTTAATATCTGCATACCTGCATTTACAACAAGTGGTAATGTTTTGGCTATTCCGACTGATAAGTGAACTAGTAACTGTGCTCCTGAACTTGCTAACATAGGCATTTGACTAGTAATTCCTTTTACAAAATTACTAATCACTTTAGGCGCCTGTGTAACAACCATGGCAATCATCTGATCAATTTGACTTCCAAACTGATTATTTACAATTCCTAAACCAGCAACAACTAATCCTAAAATAGCTGCAGGTCCTACTGATCTCATAGCAATCGCAAATACTTTAGTTAATCCTGTCGTCATTGTTGACATAGCTTTCATACCGACATCCGTTGATTTTTTTAATCCTTTGCCGATTCCTGAACCCATCTTCATGAATTTGTCAGGAATTCTTGAAGACACTTTATCGAATGCATCCCCTAGTTGTTGAGAGATTAATATTCCATTCATTTTTATTCCCAACAAATTTCCAAGTACCCTCTTTTTAACTGAGCTAGGCATTAATTTGCTCACGCTATCATTAAAAATCATTGATTTTATTTTCATTGTTTCGAGACCATCTGCAAATTGTTGAGCAGATTTACTTAACTTTCCAAACGAATCCGCACCATACAATCCATTTAACGCGCCTTTTAAAACGGTTATTTTTTCTCCTACAGCACCAATAGAAGCCTCGAGTCTAGCGGTTTTATTTGATAATAGGTCAAACCCTCCGCCTAAAGCTTTTATATAATCAACACTTCCAGTCGCTACTGTCAGACCAGCTAAAATAGATCCTGTCTGCATAGCTAATCCCTTAAGGTTATCAAAATTTGCAACAGCCTGTACTAAACCTCCGTTAAACTTTTTAGTACCATCATCTAATAATGTGTAGCTTCCGAAAACTTTATTTATTCCTTTTTTGACACCATCCAACATTTCTTGGATTTTAGGCAATCCTGAATTGCTTAGCATTGTATCAATAGCTGAAATAGTTCCTTCCATTCCACTTTTAATAGCGGTTTGGATGTTAGCGAATGATGTCTTAATTCCGCCACTTGCTTCCAATGCCATTTCAGCAAAGCCACCTGTTCTGGTAGAACACTCAATTAATGCATCATTTAACTGATCAAATGTAATCTGTCCAGATTGTAACGAACTATATAATTCATTAGAAGAACCGCTTGCAATTCCAAGTTGCTTTGCTGTTTCACTTAATGCATAGCCCATTGTTTCTTGTAATGTTCTCCAAGACTGCATATCAACAGTCCCTTTTGAAAGCATCTGTATATACTGTTCCATACCTCTTGATGTATCTGAAACAGAAGCCGAACTAGCCAGAAAAGCATTGTTCAAAGCTAATGTTGTATCAGTAGACTTATCTAAATTACCTGTTAAAACAGTAAGTCTTTGTGACGTTTTGACTACATCATCTAAGGCTGTTGGTAAACCTTGAATTCCTTCTTTCAACTTAACTGTCGATTTATTCGCTTGTTGTGTACTATATCCGAGATTAGTTAATACTTTTGGATATTTTGTTAATGTATCATATCTATCAACTGCACCACTGACTGAGTTTGTCAGCATATTAGCACCTGCAGATAATGCTTTAAAAACACCTATACCACTAGCAATTTTCATAATGGAACTTGTGGCACTTTCACTTGCAGTTTTAATTCCTGCAAGACTGCTATTAGCTGTTTTCATAGTGCTTGTAAAGTTTGAATCAACAGCACTAAGTACGGCCTTTACACTATATGTTTCCAATAATTATCACTTCCCTTCTTGTACTTTTATTGCTTCTTGAATTCTTGAAATAAGAGAGGAAGTATCTTTTTTGTTATCCAACTGATTTTCGATTTTTTTACGATTAAAGAATTGATTAAATGTGCGATAAAAATATCTACCGCTTTTTTTCCTAGACTTAGCTTGTCGAATGGCCCACGCCAACAAGAAAATTTGTTCCTGTTGATCAACAAGCTTATATTTAGCACCTGACATCAAATACTTATATTCATTAATCGTTAAGCGATTGATTTTATCAATATCGTTGATATCTAAATATCTAAAACAGTTCTCTACTATTTTTTCATATGTTATTCTGTCGCTTGAATTTGAGTTGCTTCCATCGCTTCCAATCTTTCTTGTTCTTTTTGATAATTTTCTAACAGTTTCTCCGCTTTCTTCTTTGTAGCATTCGACTTTTTTAGTTCTTCTAGCACATCGTCAAAAAGAGAATCGATATTTGTTTCTTCATCATCGATATAGTTATCAAGTTGATCTTGAGTAATTCTTGGATTTTCAGTCATATTTGCTACAAACAAGCAATCAGATAAAGTAACGGTATTCCCTGTCAATAAATTAGGAATCAATGTTTCTAATCCAATTCCAAACTGAATCCCATCTTGTTTGATTGAAGATTTCCCATCTAAATGTCTTACAAACCCAATTCCAAATTTAAAGTTGTATACTTTTTCGTTAATAGTTAATTCCATGATTATTCTCCTTTTTTCAAAATAAAAAGCAGATATTTTTATCCGCTTTATTCACTTTCTTTGGTTACATCTTTATAGACGTAAGATGCAATTTCTTTTTGCTCATCAGTCAATGTTGCATATCCATCTGCACCTTGACCGTTAGCTCCATAAGTGATACTTACTTCAACATTGTCTTCAGCATTAGAAGAAATTCCTAATTCAGTAATATATCCTTGATAATATTTTGATTTATATTTACCACTGTTTGTGCTAGAACCTGGCTCAGCTAAATTTACTTCCCAGCATTCTACAAGTTTGTCATTTAGCATTGCTGATTCTAATTTATCAATCATCTTATCCCCTTTAGGCAATAATGATGTGCTTGTGATTTCAATTTCAGCAGCACCAGGTGTACGAACATTTCCATCTTTCGTTTGTGTAGAATCAGCATCTTTAGATGTTGTTCTTTCATTTTCAGTTACAAAAGCTAAAGCACCTGCGTTTTCTATTTTAGAATCTTCTGCCACTCTAAATAAGTAGACAAGTTTTTTACCTGAAATTGTTTCAGGACTTTCATCAGCAAATAATTGCAAATCAAATTTATTGATCACTTCTTTTTCCTCCTTTACTAGAAGATTTGAACTCCAGCTCTAGTACAACGTGCATAAGTGGTGTTTTGGTTGTCGTATCTTCCAAAATCCTTTGTTCGATATTTCTAATTTCCCACTTATAATTAGTTGTGTATTCTAATCTTCTTGTTATATTTTTAATTTTCAATGCTATGTTTGAAACAGTACCTCTTTTTTTAGGTGAATCATTCCATATATGAATAGTTTGATACACATTGTTAAAGATTGCTGTTTTATTGCCATAATCATCAATTTGTTGACTATCAGCAAGATAAATAAAAGGATATGGTGTTCCTTCTGGTGGCATAAATCCATCAAAAACCATATCCGGATATTCTTTTTTTAATGTTACTAACAAGTAACTGAACAATTCTTGTTGAGGATCCATAACACACCTCATTTCATTAATTTCTTCAAATCTCTTTTGAAGATTTCTTTTTGAATGTTGAAAGATGGCCTTACAAAGGGCTGGGCCGACATGAAACGTGTTCCATATTCAAGGTAAGGTGAATAGTATGTTGTTGGTTCAACCGTTGCTGTTAAATTCAAATCAGTAAATGTACATCGAATACTTCTCTTTGTTGTGCCTGTTGCATACCCCTTAACGAAATTAGCATTTCTTGTCATTAAAGTTTGCAATTCAGCACCATTCTTTTTTACAACTGTTCTGGCATCATCGAGAGTAGCATTTTTTTTGAGTTTAGCTTCCAATTCCTTGATGCCTGTAATCTTAATGCTTCTACCCATTTTGTACCTCGTGAACGATAAATGAATGTTTATTTCTAAGTTTTCTAGAATAATCCACTCGATAAATCTTATTATCAATTCTAATAGAATCGTAGGACTTATCATAATGGTTTTGAATATGAATTGTTTTGCTTCCTTGCTTGATAGAACCATAAACAACTTGCATTGTTTCAGCCCTTGTATCCATGACAGATGCCATTACACAGGTTTCATCTACTGTATCCTCTCCATAATCTCCGGTAGTAGGATCATACTCACCTTGTGTAACTTTTTGGAAATAAACAGGAGTGTCATATCTCATAAAAATTTGACAACCCCTTTTACTTCATTTTTCTTATTTTTCCATGCTTCTATGTCGTTCAAATACCCTTTAAAATCATTATCACTGAATGACATGGTTTCTCCTTCAACTGAATGATTTGTGACTCCTTCAGAACCAATCCTGTTGTATCTAACAATTGAAACTTCAGTAACGATATATTCTAATTCGGTTGGTACTTCTTCAACATCCAATAGTGTTTTTAAACGATTAGTAGTAAGACGAATAATCACATCTAATGTCTTATTAGGTTTCTCTTCTGGAAACCCTAATAATGCAGTTACATCATCAATGATTGCCATGATTATTCACTTTTAGCTTTTTTAGTTGTTTTCTTAGGTGTGTCTTTTTCATCTTCTACTTTGTCATTTCCTACAACGTTTTGTTTTTCATCTTCAATATAAGCAATAAGTGGTGTTTCTAATTTGTTTTTTGATGTTGCTAACTCAACAATACGTTTCCTAGATGGTTCAAAACCATCTCTAGGGTACACATCACCAGCATTATAAATATGATCACCATCTGTTAAATCGACGAATCTTTTAATTGCGACATACATTAAGCAGCTTCTCCTGGAGTGATAGTTCCTTTGAATACACCATCAACATATTCAACAAAGAATTTAACACCACACATTAATAATGTTTCAATTGTTGCATTATCTGTTTTAGAAGTATGAACCATACCCACTAAACCTGTTGTATCACTTGTTAAGCCAAATGTATCAGCAACATCCCCATTGTTTGTTGGAATATAAGCACCCGCAATGTTTTCTTTGGCAGTACCATATACTGTACCTTTTTCTAATTCAGGTGAAACGATGACATCACCTAAACCTAAGAAATTCTTTAAGTATGTGAATCCATAAGCAGTTTGTAAAGTGATTTCTTTTGAACCTAAATATTCAGCAATATCATCTGTAGATACAAAATAAATAGGTGTAACTGTTTCATCTTTATAATGTTTAACTAATTCTCCCCACACTGCAGATAAGGCAAATTGTAAAGTTTTACCAGTAGCAGTACCAGTACCTTCTTTTAATGTAGAATAGAAAGTCTTTTTGATTTGTCCTTGAATGACACCGACCATTTTTTCATCAGTTTGGTTAATTGCAATATTTCTACCTGAACGTTGGATTGCTTCTGCAGTAGTTGATTTACGATATTTTTCTAATGTTAAATCAATATCTTTAACTTTCTTTCTAGTTACTTTAGTTAAACCGATTGTTTCACCTTCTCCAACTTGAGGAGCAACTGCACCAACCTCCATTTTATAGATTTTGATTGTTGTTCCTGAAGACATTGGTGTTAATTCAGTAACCCCTAATAAATCTTGTAATTCATTAATATTTGAGCTAATTCTAGAAGTATAATCAATCGAAATACCTGGTTCTAAATCAGTTGTAACTGTTGTATTTGTTGGTGCAGCAAATAATTGTAAATTGAATTGTTTTCTCATATACTTTTCTCCTTTTTTTATCTAAATAATTCAGGATGTTCAGCCATTGCCTTTTGACGTTCAGATCTATTTTTGATTTTTAAGATATCTTCTTTTGTCAATTCTTTTGAACCATCCTTTAAGCGAGGAGTTTTTCCTCTTAAAGCTTCAGCTACAGCTTTTTGAACAGCATCATTGAAGTTTTTAACAAAATTTTCTACATTTGTTTTTGTTGTTTCAGCGTCTTCAGCTACTAAATTCCCTAATAATTCATCATTAACAACGATTTTTGAATCATTTAAGATTCCTCTAGCAACTTTTGTCATTGCTCCAATAGCTTTTTCTTTTTCATAACCGGCAATTTTCTTTTGAAGTTCTTCCATTTCATGCTTTCTTTTTTCTTCTTCGGTCATGTTTTTTAATCGTTCAGCTTCTGCAGCTTTTGCACTTTTTTCTTTTTGTCTTTTTTCCCATTCGGCGAATTTTCGATTGATGATGTTGTTTACATCTTCATCAGTGTATTTTTTATCTTCTTTTTCATCATCACCTGATTTATCTTCAGGATCGTCAGTTCCACCTGAACCACCTTCTCCGCCATCATCAGCGAATAACTGTAAATTGAAGTTTCTTTTATGGGATAATTTTAATAATTCTTCTAATTCTTTTTTCATTTTTTTATCTCCTATCCGTATCTTTTAGAGAGTTACACGCCTGCTCTTCTCCGTAGCTTAAAGTTTCCACGCCTGACTCATCCATATCTTTTAAAGTCATAAATGCTTGGACAAAATAAAAAAGCGTCACATACGCTAAATTTTGATTTCTAATTGTACATAATCAGGGTAAGTATGACTTACCTCTCTACATCCAATTACAAAGCCATTAACTAATGTAATTGACTTGCATGTTGGATGATATACACCTATATATCCCTCTCCTTTTTCTAGAGAGGCTTTTATTTTATCTTTGGTTAATTCTTCCAAGCTATAGCAAAGTGTCTGTAATAGCGTAGAAATTGCAGAACAGACAATATCATCACCACACGTGTTGTAATTTGCATGGCCAACACATTTAATTGCTATATGTTCTTTAGAAATTCCAACTGTAATCTTGATCATATAAGTTCCTCTTTAAGAAAATAAAAAGCAATCATCCTTGATTGCCATATTTTTTCTTATTTCTTTCCAATGATTTTGTTTTGCTTTTAGGTGGCGGTACATAACAGTCATATTTCTCATGACGGATACGTCCACAAATCATACACATATACTGAATTTTCTTAACAATAACATGCCTTTTCTTATCAAAATATTGAATAGTGCGATATTCAAACTCTTGATGATGATGTGGTCTTAAACCTTCAGCCATAGAAAACCTCCTTTCTCAAAAATTGAGTACAAAAAAAGCAAGTCGTTTAAACTTGCTCATTAAATACATTTTGTTGTTTTAAATGCTTCTTCTAATTTTGGAAAAATAGTTGCTATATAATTAACAACATCTTCATTATGAAATTGATATCCAAATTCAATACCTGCTTCATACATAAAAGCATGAACTATTTCATGTCTTAACGATGCATTGATCATAATATCATCTTTATGCAAAAATATCTTTTTTTCTGTGTAGTCAACATATGCATCTGCATTATTTTTAAGCATACATGGATCTTTTTCGTCTAGCTTTTCAATTTCATAAATCGTTCCTAAAACATTAACTTCCATATCTACTCCTTAATTTAGTCAAAATAAAAACCGACTACTTGTCGGCTTGATTATATCAGTTTGTTAAATATCCATTTTCATATAAAAATAGCATTTCATCAGTGCTAAGGTAATCAAAAAGTGTTTCAATATGACCATAATCTTCTGAAACATCTTTAGGGATAGCGGGTTTAAATTCTTTAGGAATAAAACCTAACTTATCACATATTCTTTTATATTCAGTTTCAATTGCTTGTTTATTCATTTGATATCACCTCTATTATTACCCCTGCATCTTCAAACATCTCTTCTACTCTTTTAGTATATCCATCTTTTTGTAAAACATCAAGTGCCAGAGAAGCAATATTTATGTTGAATTTATCACTGTTTTTTATTAGATATTTATATATATTACCATTATGACAAACAACAAGTCCAAACAAATATTTTCTTTTACCTGCTACCACTAAATCATTTATGCTTGGTACACTACTTCCTGGATGATTATGCATACCAATAATACTATAATCGTCAATTTCATCTAAAAACTTAGACATTTCTTTAGTAGGAACACAACTGAAATCAATGTTTCTTTTGTTGCTGATAAGTGTTTTACCGGTTTTGGTATCAATGTATGCTAAGTCTTCGTATTTTGTTCCTGATCTATGTTCAAGAATCTGTTTTGCAAGATAATAAACATTTCTATTAACATTTTTATCATTTGATAATTTATCAAATTGTCTTCTAAACTTACTTGAATTCAACATATTTTTACTTACTACAGAATTTTTATAAGACACTTTCTTACTTGATTCAGTCTCTTTAGTATTCTTTAAAGTTTTATATTCATCAAATCTCAAACTATGTTTACCACTAGCAAGTCCGTCCAACCATTCATTATAGATTTTTCTATCCATATGAGGTCCTGTTGAACAATGACAATTAGGATGCATTGGTGGCGCGTTGTCTCCAACGTTCATCCGATTTATTGGAAAAACCTTACCATCTAACGCTCTACAAGTATCACACGCATCACCGATTCCACAAGTTATGTATTCATATTCATCAAATCCATTTGCTTCATATGATTTTTGTTGTGCAGCAATTTGAACTCTAGCAAGTTCAGTCCTCATTAATCGTTGTGCATCACTGATTTTAACATTGAAACGTTTTCTTAATAGTCTGGCTAATTCATTAGGATTTTTTCCTTGGATAAGTCCTGTTGCTAGCAAACTTTCAAGATCATACTTTAGCAAATCTTGATGCATCCAAATCCTATCGCTGAATGTTGCATTGTGAAATGATGCGTTGACAATTGAATGTACTGTATCAGCATTATCTAAAATTGTTGGTCCTAAAATACCAGCTTGTCTTTGTATTTCATCAAGTGTTCTATTTTCAAGAAGTTCATCCATGTATTTTTCCAATTCATCATGGCCACTCACTAAAGCTAAACCAATATTCGCTTTTAACAATTCAAGTCTATTAACTTTCATTGTCAAATTGTAAAGTTTCATTTCTTTATTTGCCTGTTTTGAAAAATTCTTTTCTTCAACATACTTTTTAGCTTTTCTTGAATAAACTTCCATATCCAAATTAGAAGCTCTTTTTTTAGCTTCAGCCATTGTGATACCAGTATCCTTTGCATATTTAGCGTAGAAGTTATTGATTTCAGATTGTACTTCATCCATCATTCTTTGATAGATTTCTTTAATCTTCTTATCATACTCTTTTTCATCTTTAATATTCTTCAAGCGTTGTTTTTCTTCTCTTAAACGCCAATATTCAGCACTGTTCATCTATTATTTGAACATCCTTTTATCAACAATAGATTCTTTAGAAGTTTCATCTTCCTGCTTGATTTTTTCTTTTTCTTCTTGAACATCTTCAACGATTGAAAGAGAAGATAGTTGAGTATCTTTAGAAACAACTCCTTCTAAGTTTTGAGCAATTTGAGTTTCTTCAAGTACGTTTGCTGGATAGTTTTGACTAAACTTATAAGTAACATCAACCCATTTATCTTCATGAACTGTGTTGATTGGGTTACTGAAAATCAGCTTATATCTTCTATCTAAAGCACCAGTGAATTTTCTTTCTTTTGTCTTGGCTAAGTTTGACATAGAAAGCAACTTATACTTAAGAGCAATTCCTGAACTTGTACCAAAGTTTTCATCGTTGATATTAGGTGTCATAGACATTTGAAAAATCAATCTTTCTAGACGGTTAATAAGGTTTTCTTGTGAACCATCCGCATTAGGCTTTTCAAGAAATCCTACATCAATTGTATTGGATTCTTCATCAAAATTAATGATCCTGTTATTTCTAATATGAATAATTCCGTCTTTATCAACTTTTGCACCGATAATTTTTAGATATGCATCCGCAAAGTAATCAACATCATTTGCCTTTTCGCTTATTGCTTTATTGTAGGCATTGATCATTGACCATGTACTTTCAAAAGCACTCATGCGTTCGGCGTTTTCTACATATTCAGTAACTGGAACACCATAAAAGCCATGAAGTGAACCTTCACCAATAAAATGCATACCACTTTTATTACTGAATTCATAAACGTAAGAATCATCGCTCAAATAACCATGCATAATACTATTTGAATCGTAGTAATATGTAACGAAAAACCTTGGTTCTGGAACGATTGAATCATCATATACAATAAATCCTTTGGTTGGTTCAATGTACCTAATACCCACCTCTGCATTTTCGTTGATAAAATACATTTCATAACACTTACCATAAATACTGCAGTTTTTTGAAATCTCTGCATTGTTATCATCTTGATGATTTCTCTTATCCAATTCATTGATGTAAGTAGCAACCTCTTCATCTGTTGATGATACCTTGATTGGAATACCAATAAAAAAACCGTTAAACGTATCAACTATGTATTTAGCAAAGTTTACGATTATACGGTTATCCGGTTTGTATTGTGGTTTATCCTGATACATCATAATTGGATAAACGCCTTCATATCCATCTTTTAACTTTTTATATCTTGAACCATTTAATTGCTGGTGCTTAGCGATATATTTATTCAAATGTTTGATATCCATTGTTTCATCATCGGAAATGGTAAAAATTTCATCTTTTGCAATTACCTCTAATGTCTTCATTAAATACCTCCTTCCAAATCAGTGTTTAGTCCTGAGCCTTTTAAAATTGTATAGATAAAATATCTGATAGCATCCATTGCATGGTCATTTTGCTTAATTGGAGCATCTTCTCCTCGAGCACTTGCTTTAGGATCCCATGCATAGACTGAAAATTCCTTAATTGTATTTCTACATTTACTAAAAAACTTGATTTTGCATTGATTAAGCATTGTACTAACCAATCTAACACCATTTGATACATCATTCTTAGCTTTTTTAACCCTAAATCCTCTTTTCTTTAGTTCAGCAATAAATGATGCTGCAGAGGGATCTACAACAATTTGGAATATTTCTCTTTCGTTAAGAAATTTAACTAAATCATCCGCATATTCACTATCAGTTTTTTGAATCTTCCTGTCACGCCCTGAATAGTAATATTCATCAACACAATACCAAATACCATCAGTTCCTTTATTCCAAAGCAAAAAGACCATGGCATTTTGTGTACCATAGTCACAACTGACATATCTATAACTTTTACTATCAATCAAACAATCACAATCATCAACAACATGTTTATCTTTGTTAAACATATCATAAATGATACCTTCTGCAATAGTCCAAAGTCCTTTGATATACCTGTCGTAGAAAACACCGCTCCATTGACTTTTGTATCTTTGTTTGATTTTCTCACTCAAAGAAAGATTGTCATCCATTGTAAAATGTAAGTAGATGATATTCTTTTCTTTTGCTTTATCAATCCAATTTGTTTTGAACCAATGAAATGGTCCATCAGGGTTGCAGTTGAACCACCATTTTGAACCTTCAACAGAACAACGAGCTGTTGCTTGATTAACAAACGATTCAGGCATCAGCGCCACTTCATCAAAAAAACAACCTGCGAGTGTGATACCTTGAATTAGGTCTTGAGAGCTTTCATCCTTACCACCAAATACATAAAAATAATTAGTTACACCATTCTTACTGATTTCAACCATGTTATCGGCTCTATGATCCTTTAATTTGTAACCTCTTGACCAGAGCATCAGCTTTAAAATATTCAAAACGTTACGTCTAAATGAACCAATCGTCTTACCACACATCCCAAAGTTGCATTCAACAAAGGTAGACATAGCCCAAATTACATAAGAAAGAGACATTGATACAGTCTTTCCTGATCTAATTGAACCATCGGCGATAATTCCATCTTTATCTTTAACTAGTGAATTCTCAGTCCACCAATTTAAAACCTTTCGTTGTTTCTTGCTAAAGGGTTTGAATTTGAAAACTGTTCTAATCTTCTTCATCTTCCCAATCCTCTTTTGCACTAGCGTTTAATGCTTCCAAGAAACCATCATCCTCAATTTCTTCTTTCTCATCATCAATAGCAATCTTTCTTGTTTGTGCCTTAATTAAATCAATCTTAGCTCTTTGTTCTTCGGTTGCTAAATTCATATGTTTAGATAACCAGTCCAAAGCTTTCATTCTGTCTGATAACTTGATACTAGCACCATCCTTACCTTTTTTAACTTCACTAAGAATAGTTCCGTCAACATACACTGATTCTTTAAATCTAACAGTATTGATGGTTTGCTTTAGAATTTCATCTTCACCTGTTTTTGGGTTTTTAGCAATTACCGGTCCAAAAGCTCCCATAACAGGAATTTCTTCTCTACCGTACTCCAAGTAATCATTGATATCAGCAAAGGCGATATCGATATATTTTTGAACTATGTCATGCGGATCAAGAAGAGCATCTTCATATAATTCTTTTTTTAGCCGATTTATTTCTTCTATTACAGCTGGTTGTTTAGACCAGCGAGAAGCCATTACACAAGCACTGTTGTACGGAGTGTTTGGCTTTACTTTTTGATATGCTTTGACTTTATTGTGATATTTCAAATAATAAATGCAAAAGAGCTGATGTTCTTCATCCAGCTCACTTGTTTCTACTATTTCTTCAGCTATTTTTTTGCATTCTTTTTTGGTGTGCACACTTTTATTTTGGTGTGCACCCTTTTTCTTCTTTTTTGACCATTCATAACGGCGTGACCATGACTTGACAGTGTTGATTGTCGTACCATATTTTTTAGCAATTTCTTTTTGCTTCATGCCGTTTTTATAGTCTTCAAACGCTAACTCGTGTTTTTCCAAATCATGTCACCACCTCCATTTTTTTTATTTATATAAACAGCAGTTAAAACTGCATCGTTGTTTTTGCAAAAGAAAAAAGCTCCCGTAAGGAACTTTTTTGCAAGGGGTTTAACCTATATGTCTGAACTGTGATTTTAAATTAAATGGGATTGTTTCATTTCTTTAAAAACCACAATAGCATAATAGCATGGAAATAAGGGTTCAATCTAGGTCCAAATTGGGTCCAATTAGGGCTCACTTTGGGTTCATTTTGGGTCCAAAATGGGTCCACTTTTAATAAAAAGTTATCACTTGTGATAAAAATTACAAAAAAAGACTGCGATGCAACTAATCATCACAGTCTTAAATAAACAGTTTATGTAATTTGCTCATTCAATATGTATCTATTAAAGAAATTATCAAAAGCATATTTTGGTATTGTATATACCTTTTTGAAAATAAATCTTTCAAATCTTTCCAATCCAAATTGCGCAGTAGTTGAATCTAAATTAGGCTTCATATTTTGCAGTCCATAAAATAGTGCAGCTCGGTAATTGGAAGGTGGTATTTCAGAACATCCAAGCTCGAATAAATTTTTATCTTCTTTATACTTATTTTTATCGAAAAGATTTGATATTTTTCCCTTATCAATAGATTCTTCATTAAAGACAAGAACGTAAACAATATTGTTCCTTGAATAATCAATGTGTTTATTTACAGTTTCTAAAAAAATAAGCATACTATCATAAATTTTGTTGAAAATCTTAACATTTTCTTTTATATCGATAGTACCGTTTTTAAATTCAAAAAAATACCAAGTATTTCCAATCTTAAGCAAAGCATCATTAGAAAAAGGCATTTCACTTGGTCCTTTTCCCATATGCTTCAAATACTCTTCTTTAACGCGGTCAAAATCTATAGCTTCATTTTGAAGCTCCGTCATAGTTGCACCATTGTCATCATCATAAGACGTTTTACTCAATGTAGAATATTCTAATCCAAATGTATCTAAGATAGTTTTTTCATCTGGCTGTTTTGTACTATCTATTTCCATAAATTATTTTTTCCAATTCTTTTAAAGGTTCCGCAAGTTTTTTATAAATTTTATCAGTATTTCTTGTAACATCTTCAAAAACTGCCATATTTTCTTCGTTTAAATCACTTAAATAATATTTACATTTATTTGCAATTTCATACTTTGCAGAATATGCTTCGATTGCACTAATGAAATATGGACTATGTGATGTTAAAACTATATTTAGATTAAATTCTTTTTGAATTAAAACCAACATCTCAGCAAAAATTATTTGCCATTTTGGATGAAGATGAATTTCAGGTTCATCTAGTACAATCATAGAATTATCAGAAATGTCATGATTTTCAATCAATTTTAAAATTATCGCTAAAGCTTTGATACCTGTAGATAGATTTTCTAATTCAATTTCCTGATTTGATGCAGATTCTAAAAATACAAATTTATTATCTTTTTCTAAAAAATCACCCTGTGTAAGTTGAAGCAATTTATTTTTAAATTCGTCCAGTCTTTCAGTTAGAAGTGCATCACCGATTAAATCATTTGTTGAAGTTTTAGAAAGAGATTTATTTAATTTAATTTCTAAAAAATCAGCGTGTTTTAAACTTTCGTTTCTGACAAAAATCATATCCATAGCTCTTTCAGAAATATGGCGTTTCCTAAATTTAAATCTATTATTCAAATCATCTAAAACAAAAGGATTATCTATATAAAAGCATTCATTTTTAATATCAATATATTCTTCTACCATCACATGCCTATCTTCTATTTCGGATAATTTTATATGTTGATCTTTTATTTTCAAATCAATATACATACTATTTTCGTTTGATAGACTTAAAAACTGACTAGAAAATTCAGTTTCAAAATATTTTTCAACAACTAAAGACAATAACGTTTCTTCTTTGAAAGAAAGATATTTTTTTAGTGCACTAATAT